CCAGGAATCTGGGAAGAGCAAATAGTAGAGGTTGAATATTTCGGAGATGTTATAAGAAACTCGCGTAGATTTAGCGGTTCCGCTAAAGTTAATGATGACATTAACATCTCTAATCAAATCAGTATCATAGCCGACCCGTTTGCCAATAATAATTTCCATGCGATGAAATATGTAGTATTCATGGGTGCGAAGTGGAAGATTTCAGAAGTCACTGTACAGTACCCTAGATTAGTACTGACTATAGGAGGTTTATACAATGAATAGACGATTAGAACTACACGAGAAATTATGTGACTTAGTAGGTAGTAACAACGTATATTTCCAACCTCCCGCTTCAGTACAGATTTCATACCCATGTGTTGTTTATCATATTGGCTCTGGGGACGCTAAACGAGCTGATGGAATCGTGTATAACTACACAAACAGTTATGACGTGGTATTCATATTCAAGAAACCAACAATTGAAATAATAGAGCAAGTATTAAACGCTATTCCAATGTGTAGATTCACCAGAGGCTACGTTGCGGATAACCTTAATCACTATGCTTTCACATTATACTATTAAAACAAGGAGGAAAATTCAAAATGGCAAGATTAATTTGGGACGAAGTCGGACAACGTTTCTTCGAAACGGGTGTTAAGAACGGCGTATTATACGTACAAGACAATGATGGTTCATACAAAAACGGAGTAGTATGGAATGGGTTAACAGCAGTAACAGAAAGTCCTTCAGGAGCAGAAGAAACTCCTTTATATGCAGATGACGTTAAATACCTTACTTTAAGATCTGCAGAACAATTCGGGGCTACAATAGAAGCTTACACATATCCTGAAGAATTCGAACAATGTGACGGTAGTGCAGCTATAGCAACTGGTGTTACTATCGGTCAACAAGCAAGAAGAGCATTCGGTTTATGTTACAGAACAGCTCTAGGTAACGATATACAAGGGCAAGAATTTAGCTACAAATTACACTTATTATACGGATGTACTGTAGCACCTTCTGAGAAATCATATTCTACAATAAACGATAACCCAGAAGCAATAACATTTAGCTGGGAATTATCTACAGTTCCAGTTCCAGTTGACGGATTCAAGCCAACTGCATCTTTAGTTATAGACGCATCTAAAGTAGATGAAGAAAAAATGGCATTATTAGAAGATGCATTATTCGGAGACGAATCAAACGAAGCTAAATTATTATTACCTAATGAAATAATGGAAATGCTTAAGTAATTTAACAGAGCCTCGCAATAAAAACGTGGGGCTCTTATTTTTTATCAGTACAAAATACTAAATTAAGGAGAGATATTTAACATGATCAAGAAAACTGTAACTTATGTAGACTATAATGGTGTGGAAAGAACTGAAGATTTTTATTTCAACCTATCTAAAGCCGAAGTCGCTGAAATGGAAATGTCCGTAGAAGGTGGCTTTTCTAAAATGCTAGAAGAAATAGTAGCATCTAAGGATAATGTAAAAATCGTTAGTTTATTCAAACAAATGGTGCTAAAAGCTTATGGTGAAAAATCTGCAGACGGTAGAAGATTTGTGAAAAGTGAAGAAATTTCAAAAGCTTTCTCTGAAACAGAAGCATATAGCGAAATATTCATGTCACTAGCTCTTAATGAAGGCGAAGCAGCGGCATTTGTAAATGGTATAATGCCTGCTAACATTAACAAGTAGTAAAGGTGGCCAGAGATGTTAGAGATAACTATACCTGGATTAGAATATTTCGATGAAGAAACAAGCGAATTCATATACTATGATGACGCCACTATACAATTGGAACATTCTCTGGTCTCAATTTCAAAATGGGAATCAAAATGGTGCAAACCTTTCCTAGATGGTAAGAATAAATCATTAGAAGAAATTCTGGATTATGTTCATTGTATGTGTATAAATGAAAAAACCGACAAAGGAGTATTAACTAGACTAACAGAAGACAACCTTAAAAGTATAAATGACTATATAGCACATCCTATGACTGCCACTACCTTTTCAAATGATAAGCCTGGCAGAGGACAAGAGACGATAACATCGGAAGTCATATATTATTGGATGGTTTCGTTTAATATACCATTCGAGTGCCAGTATTGGCATCTGAACAGATTATTAACATTGGTTAAAGTATGTAATATTAAGAATAATCCACCTAAGAAAATGAGCAGACAAGAAATATTAGCTAGAAATAAAGCTCTGAATGAAGCTAGAAAGAAACAATTCCAAACTAAAGGGTAGGTACGACCTAAAGGTGGTGAATTAAATGATCAAATGTACAGTTAAAGGAAACTTTAATAAAACTTTAAAGTTCCTTAACAGAATAGAAAACCTGGATTTCAATTCGATATTACAGAAGTACGCTCAAATGGGTGTATCCGCTTTAGCCGCAGCAACTCCTAAAGAAGACGGTTCCACTGCAGCATCTTGGGGGTATGAAATAGTAAACGAAGGAAGCAGAGTAGTTATATACTGGACAAACACAGACCAAAACAAAGGGGTGTATATAGCAGTAATATTACAATTCGGACATGGTACTGGTACCGGAGGCTATGTTGCACCTACAGATTACATTAACCCTGCTATGAGACCTATATTTGATCAGATAGCAGAAGCGGCATGGAGAGAGGTGACTAGATCATGAGTTCTATAGACGAACGAATCGTCAAAATGACCTTTGACAACTCCGACTTTGAGGGTAAGATTTCAAAGACTTTACAATCATTAGAGAAATTAAATGAGACCCTTAGTAAGACATCTGCCGCTGACGGGTTAAAAGAAGTAAGTAAAGCATTAAAAGAAGTTCAAGCTCAGGTCTCTGGGATGAATTTCGAAACGGAAGATATTATAGATATTGATGAATCAGAAAGTAAACTGCAAAAATTTGGAAATTTCTTATTAGACATTAGAGATAAAGCAGCAGAAAAGTTTGCAGGTATGATGGATGGTGCTGAAGAAGGAATAGACGGTACTACCGATAGCATGGAAGAATTAGGTAATGCTACTAATTCTGTCGGACAGAAATTTTCAGCGCTTAATTCATTAGTTCAAGGGATATTTTTAAATCTTGGTTCTAAAATTGCCGATTTTGGGACTAAGATGGTTAAAACATTAACGCTAGACCCTATAACTACTGGGTTTCAAGAGTATGAACTAAAGACGAACTCCATAAGTACAATCTTGGCGAATACCGCAGAGAAAGGCGAAACGCTAGATACAGTAACAACAGCTCTTGACGAGTTGAACGAATACTCAGACCAAACAATCTACAACTTCGCCCAGATGACCGACAACATAGGTAAGTTCACAGCAGCGGGTGTTGGTCTAGAAGACTCGGTTGCATCGATAAAAGGTATGTCGAACTTAGCGGCATTCTTTGGTGTTGACGCAACTAAAGCAGCAGGTGCGATGTATCAAATGTCACAAGCATTAGCCGCTGGTAAAGTTCAATTGATGGACTGGAACTCACTTCAAAATGCAGGTATGAGTGGTGAAGCATTCCAGAAAGCATTGATAAGAACATCCGAATTAATGGGTACTGGTGCTGAAGCCGCTATAGATAAATATGGTAGTTTCAGGGAAAGTTTAACTAAAGGTGAATGGTTAACTTCGGATGTAATGATTGAAACGCTTAAGCAGATTTCGGGAGCATATACCGAAGCCGAATTAAGTGCACAAGGATACTCTGATGAACAAGTCAAAGCCATAATGAACATGTCTAAGACTGCCACTAACGCAGCAACAGAAGTTCGTACGGTTACAGGTTTATTTGATACTTTAAAAGAGACAGTACAATCTGGATGGACGACTTCTTGGGAACATATCATAGGTGACAAAGACCAAGCTACAGAATTACTAACTGGTATAAAAAAGGGATTCGAAGATATAATAGGACCTTCTACCGAAGCCAGAAACAATATGCTTAAGTTCTGGAACGAGAGTGGAGGTAGAGATGCCGCTATAAGAGGTTTCTCTAACATTATACAAAGTGTTGGTAAAGGTCTAGGCTCAATAGGAGACGCTTGGAAAGAAGTATTTCCTTCTATGACTGGACAAAAGTTAACTGACTTATCTACTAAGTTCAGAGACCTTACTTACAAATTCAAAATGAATGATGAAACAGCCAAGAAAATTAAGAATACATTTAAAGGTGTATTCGATGTATTTAAAACTGTAGGTAATGCTGTTGGAAATGTCGTAAAAGGACTAAAACCTTTACTTGGGGTATTTCCGTCTATAGGTTCCTCAGTGTTATCTGTTACTTCATCTATGGGTAAATTCGCAAGTGTCGTTTCAAAAACATTAAGCGAACAAGTATTTAATAGAATAGGAACAGGTTTAAATAAAGCCTTTACTTTCATAGGCGATAAATTCGAAAGTTTAAAAACAGGAATAGGCAACTTCTTCGATTCTATTGGTAGTGTGGATTTTAGTAAGGTGTTCGGTAACCTTGGTAAGATACTAAACCCAGTTGGAACAGTTATATCCACATTAGGAGAAGGTATAGGTAAAGCTGTAGGAACTATAAACTTCGATACAATAACGAAAGGCCTACAAACAGCGTCAGGTCTTAAGCTTGCTGGACACATCAAAGATACTTTCAAAGAAATTGGCGGTATCTCAGATGACGTTAAGAATGTAACTAAGAGCTTTAGTAACATGTTTAAAAGTTTCGGATCAATAGGTAAGGAAATAGTTGAAGTTTTAGGAACAGCAAAAGAAGCTCTAGAAGCATGGCAAAGAGATTTAAGTGCTAAGACAATACTGAAAATAGCTGGAGCAGTTGGGATACTAGCCGCATCACTACTATTATTAAGTAGCATAGATGCGAAAGCTTTAGCGATAGGTTTAGCTGGTTTAGGAGTTGTATTCGCCGAACTAGCGTTAGCGTATGGATTTATAGCTAAAGTCGGAGGTATCAAGAATGGTTTTGGAGTTTCTGCTTCGATATTGTCTATGGCTACAGCTATGGGTATATTGGCTTTAGCGCTTAAGGTATTGTCAACTATCGACGTAGATGAGATGTTAGTAGCTGTGTCAGGCCTTACTGTTATGCTAGGGGCTATGGGTATAGCAGTCACAGCTTTCGATGGAACTCATAAAGGTCTTAAGAAAACGTCAGCGGCCTTATTGATATTTAGTGTAGCTCTGATGGGTATGGCTGGAGCATTGAAACTACTTGGTAGTATAGATGCAGAAACATTAGGTTCTGGTTTATTCGCTTTAACAGCAGTATTACTAGAGTTAGCAGGATTCTTAGCTTTAGCTAAATTCGGAGATCTTAGCACCAGCACGGCAACCGCAGTATTGATATTATCCGCAGCGTT